CTGATATCTTATCCAATGGTACATCAAATTTTTCTGAATAAAACTTTTTGTAAAGTAGTAATTGTGCCTTCTTGTAAAAATTCTTCTTGTGAAAATCTGTCCAACTTCGTGTTGAAGTCTTCAAATCAATGATAGTGATTTTACCTGATATTTTATTTCTTATTACCACGTCAAGATAACTACTTAAATTAACGTTCTTTTGTAACTTCATAAATATTGGTAATTCAATACCAACCAACTCGTAGTTCTTCTTCATGAAATACTTACCACGATGTTTTCTAAAGTGGTCAATTATAGCAACTCCATCTTGATAAAACTCGACTATCTCTTCTTGTGTGCATGGTAGTGTTTCTTGGTTTTCTTTTATGATTTTAAACTCTTTCATCATTTCGGTTTTCAACATACCATTCAAGTCAAGTGACTCTGCTGCTACAATGGACTTACCATACATCTCCGTTAAATAAGTTTGAAGTGTGGTATGCATTGCTGTTCCAAACAACGTATGTATATTACCTGTAAATGTTCCTAGTTTGTCAATGTACCTTAGTTTCCACTTTAGGTTACATTCACTATAGGAAACAAATTGTGAGTGTGATACGTGTCCCAATTATTTACCCCATAGTCCTTTCTTAACAATCGTTGCCATAATACCATAGTTACTCACATCTAAGTAAGCATCTTCCATCGGTTCACCTGCTACTGCAGATTCTCTTTTGTTCATCAATAAAGTTTTCAACCTTTGTATCTTATCGTTCATACGAAACCACAAACCTGTTAGAGATAAATGAACCTCTTCTTCTGTTTGTAGTGATGTACCTACTGATATATTACCCGGACCGTAGTCATGTTGTTTGTGTAGAAACAATTCGTATTGTTCCCTTTGAATCTTCTTGAACTCTTCGGTCATTAGAGGCCACTCTGCTTCCATCTTTTTAATTATATCTTTTGAACTAGTATCAGTTGATAAATCTGTTTCTTTTATATTCATAGTTTATTCCTTATTTAGTTAGTTGTAATATAACAATAACTACTGACAAAAGCAAGGTAATTATTGTTCTTGTATCTGGTGTTTCATTTAAAACCTGCCAAGTTAATAAACCAAATATCATGGTGGATAATCCAAATCCAATTGGACGTACATACCAATAGTTTTGAAAATACTCGTACATCCATCTAGTACTAAAGTAAAAACATATACTAATTGGTATACCACCAAATACGATCCAAATCCAACCCTTAGCCCACTCATACTTAAACTGACCTTGCATGTGAAACCAAGCTAGTACTTGTCCTGTTATCGAAAAAGCTAATGCCATCATTAATTTTTTCATTTAATTTTCATCTTCTTTATTTCCTTATCGGATTTACCAAATTTCTTAATCAATAGTATTAGTTCTTCTTTACTCATTAAATTATAGTACTCGGATGCTTCGTGTTTACTTACGTCAAAATACTCAGTAATGAATGGAATCACCAACTGATTGGTCTTTTGTTTCTTACCATTCATGTATCTTAAAAAGGTTTTTTTCTTAGGTAGTAAATTACAATAAAATTGATATAATGACTTATGAGGTGTAACCATCCAATACTTTTGCATGTAATTTACAATTTGTAAATAATCACTACCCATACTTAAATATCTATTTACCATAAATGGACTAAACTTCTTTTGATCACTTTCAGAAAAAGAATTCCAATCTCGTTTACCAACAAATAATTCATCTATCCAATTGAATAAATTCACTATAATTTCCTTAATATGTTTGATACAGTAGCAACGAAGTTAATCTCTTTATCCACAACCAATACGTCTTGATAAGCACCCTTTGATATCTCTAGTATAACATCAGCTACCTTGTCATTAGTTATGTTTTCAACCTCATCATACAACAACCTAAATAAATCAGTATAATCAGTAAACCCACCATCCATGATTAATTTACGGATTGTCTTTATATCTGATCTGTTCTGTAACATCTGTAAGAATTTTAGATTGAACTCACTATGTAACATTCCACCCTTATCTACCTTTAACTTACCATCGATAGACATTCTTTGTAACTCATTGATCACCCTACGTAAATCAGGATATCCTGCAGTTACTACCAATGCTAGATCATCTAAATCAAAAGATATGTTTTCTTTCTCTAAGATCATCTTTGCATGTAAGGCTACTTCTTTCTTACTCGGTGGTACTATCTTATAACTCTGACACCTACTTTGGATAGGATCAATGATCTTCTCCACGTAATTACAGGTCAAGATAAACCGACAATGTGCAGAGAATGTTTCCATAAGGTTTCTCAATGCTGGTTGAGTTAAGTGATTTAAGTAATCTGCTTCATCTAATATTACTATCTTCATTGGTTTAAACCCAACCGAAGAAGCAAATGTCTTTAACCTATCTCTTATTAATTCTAACTTTCGTTCATCCGAAGCATTAACATAGATATAATCACAGTCAACGTTATTAACAATAAGCTTAGCAAGTGTGGTCTTTCCACCACCTGCTTTACCATATAGAAGTAAGTGTGGTACGTTCCCATCATTTATAAACCTCTCTACTTTAGTTTTAAGATGTTCATTACCAACGTATGTTGATAAGTCTTGTGGTCGATATTTCTCAACCCATAATCCGTGTGATTCCATATTAAGAATCCTGTTGAGCTACTAACCAATACTTGACATTAAAGTCATCGACATTAAATTCAATGTATGCCAATCCCTTATTTGAAATCCTTAATGTTGCGTGTGAACATTCTTTATTAGCATTCAATAACTCTTTGAACAAGTTTGCATTAAATGTAATTGGTTCTGTTATACTAACTGCACCACTTTGTACTTTAATACTGATACGATTTGAATTACTATCAGAATGTCCAATAACAAACTCAACCCCAACATCTGTAGGTTTTACCACAAATGTAGTAACATCAGATAAAGCACTCTTACCTCTGATAAACGAGTTAATAAACTGATTATCCACATTGATCAAAGTATCATACTCTGGTTCTTTGATTGATTCGGGTACATCTGGTATCACACCAAGAGCCGCAAGTACATAGTCTGCAGATATATGTGAATCTGACAAGTGTATTGCAATTGGTGTTTCATTATCACTAGGTGATTTGATTAATGTAAAATCAATACTATCTGCTAGTGTTGTTAACATTTTAGACAACATTGGTGTATCATAAACACCGACTTTAAAGTTATCTAAATTTTGTTTACCCAAAGTCAATGTGCCTAATAGATTTTTGTCTGGTGACATAAACCTAGTAGATAATTTTTTTCCATCTGAATTCCAAGTAACTGAATTAACTTGACCTCCGAGATTGTATTTTTGGATAAACGTATTTAGTGTTATTTTATTCATATTTACTCCTATTATGTTTTAATATACGAAATATTTTTGTTAATGTCAATTAAAAAAACCTTTCAATTGAAGTTTTTTTATCAATGGGCATATCCCATTTCATACTCTGATAGAACAACTCTATCTTTTTCTTTAATGCCTTGTTGAATATCTTATCTCTATCTATATACTCTTTGATGAAATTCATAATCTCATCTGGATCATCATGACCTTTGAAAGCTATTGCATCGATCTTGTATGGATTTGGTTTCAAATAAACCCAACGTATCTTGGAAGAATTTCTTATTGGTTCATGATTGTTTACATTATAGAACTTCAACATATCGTTATAAATTATGGAAGCCTTTACGTTTGCTGGTGCTCCCTTTTTCATCTCTGTAAACATAGACTTACTAGTAAAACCCTTTGTCTTTTTCTCGGTATACTTTTTTAATCCCTTGACACCCGTAGGTAGAGCAATATTATCAATGGACTCTTCATTCAAGGATTTCTTGAAATTCAAGATAAACTGATCAATCTTATCCTTATCTACCTTTGCTAATATCGCCTTCAATACTTTAGTCATGAAATCTCTGAATGATGGTGGGAATGAACTTCTCACAATATCCAATCCCTTTACATCCAACTTCTCACACTCCAAACCACCATCGTTAATAATCCATTGACCATATCTCTTCTTGGTAACCCAAAAAGCACTCTTGGAGATAACCTCTTGTTTGATGTCGAACCTATGTTCACCTTGTATATTTAAGAAATTCTTAGAAAAGTAATTATATGATCTATTAATATAATCTTGTACCTCAGATGCAATATCAAGAATCTGTTCGGTCATGAACTTATCATCGTCTGTGTCTGCATTTGGAAATCTGTTCTTGACCAATGGCAAAGCACTATAGAATACCGAATCAGTATCGGTATAGATACAATAATCCTTGTCGGTTTTTAGTTGTTTATTATAGTAATTATTGGTAACCTTTTCGGTGAACTTAATTAATTCTTGACCTGTGAGTGTAGTTGCCTCTGCGTTGTCTATATCATAGAACCTAAATACGGTCAAACCCAATACACCATAGAGTGAATTCAAGAGAATCTTTTGAACGTGTTGTCTACGATTAAAATATCCATGTAGTTCATCATTACCATCTTTACCGTACTTCTTTGCTAAACCCTTGTACTCAACCCTCTCATTAAACCACTTTTCCAATATAGCTGGTATAACACCTTTCTTGGTCAAATCATAAATCACACCATTGGAAGCAATGGATACATCATTCTTATTAAAGAAGTCTTTCAATTCACCATTACTGAATCTTCGTATTACCTTACCATCTTTTTCTACCGAATATGTCTTTACCTTACCTTTGATAAACTCCTCAGCATCCCAACCATTTATCTTACCTATCTTTGTCTCAGGTGACATATTCAGAGACATGATGATACTTGGATACATGGAAGTTAAGTCCAAATCAAATACCCAATCATACCTACCTGGTATTGGATTCTTTACATAAGCACCACTAAATCTACCCTCTGAACCATCATAACTAACATTTGGTAATTTACTCGGAGCAACTAAATTTAGACTTCTCAAATACACCAACATTGCACCCTCGATGTAACGAGAACTATAATATACCTCTTCATAAGGCACTCTACCTAAATGAGAAACACCCTTGACCAAATCAATTAATTTTAACTTCTCATCAAGTGCTTTGACAATCTTAACATCATTTAAGTTATACTCAATAAACTTATCAATATCATCTCTGTATAAATCATCAAGTGTACCATCATACTCAACCTTACCCATGTTGACTTCCATCTTACCAATATGGTCTAACCTATAACTTGATTGTTGAGTATAAGTGAACTTTCTATATAAATCCAAGTAATCCAAAGCACTCACACCTGCAATTCTATACATCTGTTTGTTTGGATTATATTTTACCTTTTGAATTGGTGATAGAGCATTCGCAAAGTCTTCACCCATTACCCTTGATATTCTGTTGTATAAATAAGGAACATCAAATCCATTGATATTCCAACCAGTAATTATAGTAGGTCTTACATCTATCCAATACTTTAGGATAGCTTTTAGTAATTCTTGTTCAGACTCGAAAAACTGAATATCAACACCATCTTTGATATTATTCTTACCATCACCCAATACATAAACAACATACCTTTTATCGTGTTTAGTATAAAAAGCAACGGAAGTAACCTTGTTGTCTGCCTTCGCTGGTTCAGGAAATCCATCAGTAACCTCTACCTCAATATCAAAGAATAACTCAACATGATTTTTTGATGGTTCGTCTGAATCTGAATATCTATCTAGTAATATTCTAGTATCTAAAGGAATATCCGATTCAAATACCTTACCAGTTCTAAAATCATCTTCTGTCCAATACGTTACTTTCTTTAGTTTATCTCCGTAAATAGATCGATATGTACCACTTCCATCTTTAACATATGCATAGTTTTTAAATATAAAATTTTGATAACCTGCTGTATCATCCCATAGATGAACTTCAACTTGATTACCACCTCTTTTCTCACACCATATATTTTGATACATTTAGATTATAACTTCCCCATTTTCGATACCTTAATATACACAAAAAACCCTATACAAGTCAAGGGTTTTTTTGATAAAAAGGGGGATATATTTCAATCCCCCCAAGTTACCATTTTAGAAACTAACAGCAAGTCCTATGTTGAAATGTCTTGGTGTTCCCAAGAATACTTCAGCATTATGAGCCAAGTGAAGTTTATCACCATAGCCATTGTACTTACTATTATCTACTGCATCTTGAACATATACATTATCAAGAGCATTAAAGACATGAGCACTAAGTGTCACGCCGTAACCAGCAGTCCAATCTGTTGGTAGTTTATATGAAGCATGTAGATCAAGTTTAGAATAGCCTGGAGCTTTCCATACTTGTGTTCTATCTTCATCACCATCAACCTCACGAGAGTCTGGTGACCAATCAGCATAGTTATCTTCATACATTCTGAACAGACCTTGTAGATTAAGACCAGCAAGTGGTTTTAGTGTTAGACCACCGACATAAGCGGTTTGTGGCATATCACCAACCATAAGTCCATCAAGAGCATAGGTGTAATCAGTAGATGTTTGACCAATAACTTGACCATCATCATTATACTCCATTTCTTGATAAGCTCCAACTGCATCTCCATCGAACTTCCATCCACCTTTACTAAGTGCTAGGTCAACCTCAACCATTTCGTGAAGAGCGATTTTAGATTCGATCTCCCAACCTGTATGAGCTTGATTTACACCTTTCAAATAGATGATATCGGTATCACCTGAATCTCCAGCACCTGTCTCTACATTACGAGTTAGGTTTCTGTCTTTCCATTTGGTGTTATAATAACTACCTTTAACGGCGACTAAATCACTACTATATTTACCACCAACTTCAAAATTCGTAAATTTCTCGTTGTCTGGATTAGTAGCTACAGTTCCATCATAGGCAATCACATTATCCAAGATAGGTGGTTTTTCCACATATCCAAGATTAGCAAATGCAGACATTCTATCATCAAGATTGAATACACCACCACCTTTCACTTGGAAAGTTGTAATGTTATCAGCAGTTACTTTGTCTTTTTTCGAGTAAGTAGGAGCTCCTGTTCCATCAAAAGTTGACCACTCTCCACCGAAATGGTCTAAGTAAGAATATCCGATTGTTGATATTCCACTCATACCATAAAGGTTGAACTTCTGAATGTCATACTTACCTTGTATGAAAGCACCGAACCAATCAACAGTTGTTTCATTGTGATAAGCAATTATATCACCTAAACCAACTTTCTTTCCATCTGGTGCCATATCATCAGCATAATCAACATAGTAATCCCCACCTAATAGATCACGAACTTCACGAGCGTGTTCTATGCCAGCAGTTCTCCAATCGATACCGACTTGAACCTCTAAGTCATCATTAACATCGTAATTTAACTTAGAAATCACACCATAGGTGTTCTGTCTGTTGATTGAGTTACGAAGAATACCTGTAGATTTGTTCTCGGTGTCTGACCATGTAGAGTCTACATTATCAGAGTTTTGTGCTATCTCAGCATTCCAATCCCAAGCCCACGGTGAACTCGCATACCAAGCATTATCGGCAACGGCAGGTGTTCTACTTACACTACCATAAGTTCCTGTTCCACCACCAGAACCACCACTCCAATATAGAATTGAACTTATGTTTACTTGGTCATTTACATCATAGAAATGATTCAAGTTAACAAGTGGTTTATGGAAGAAGTTCTC